CATCGCCCGCAACCGCCGGGCCCTGATCGACCGCGAGGAGGCGATCTGGCTGGCCGCCGAGCGGGCGCGGGCGGTGATGGAGGCCGCCACGGCCGCGGGCGTCGCCGACGTCCTGGCCGGCGGCACGGCCCTGGCCGCACAGGTCCTGTTCGAGGCATTGAGCGAGCTGCCGGCGGCGGCCCTGCGCGACCTGACGGGCGGGCAGATCATCCAGATGATCGACGTGCTCGGGCGGCTGCGGAAGACGGCCGCCGAGACGGATCTGATCGGGGCGCGGGTGGCGGAGATGCAGCGCCGATTCGACGAGCAGATGAAGGCGGCGACCGCCCCGGCCGCCGACGGCCGCGGACTCACCCCCGAGCAGATCGCCGAGATCCGCCGGGCGGTCTTCGGAGACGCGGCGTGAAAGACCGCCACAGAGGCACAGAGGACACAGAGAGATTGCGATATTTGTTTAACCGCGCCCCGTAGGGAAGCGCGTATTCGTGTCAGGATGGATGTGACGTGACGTGACGTAACATGACCACCGCCACCGAACAATCCGTCATCCGCCTGTACCCATACCAGCAGCGATTCTTTGCCGACCCGGCGCGGGTGCTGGTCGCCTGCTGGTGCCGCCAGTCCGGCAAGGATTTCACGAGCGCCGCTCTGGCCGTCGATCACGCCCTGCGGACGGGCCAGGACTGGTATATCGTCAGCTTGACCCAGCGCCAGGCCGACGCGACGTTCGCCAAGTGCGTGAAGGTCTCGGACGTTTTCAAGCGGGCGTTGGAAATCACCGGCGGGATCGGCCAGGCGAGCGCCGAGTACAGCGAGTACGATCGCTGGATCGACCACTGGTTTTCGCGCCGCTCCCACACCCTGACACTGCCCGGCGGCGGGTCGGTGACCGCCCTGCCCGGCCGCGACCCCGACACACTGGCCGGCCTGACCGGCAACATCATATTCACCGAGTTCGGCCTGTTTCCCGGCGGCGGTTACGATCACTGGCGGGTCGTGTTTCCCCTCGCCACGCGCGGATTCCGCGTGGTGGTCATCAGCACGCCCCGCGGCAAGAACACGAAATTTTTCGAACTCGTAAGCGCCCCCGAAACCTACAGCGTCCACCGCGTGGACATCCACCAGGCCGTCGCCGAGGGGATGCCCCTGACGGGCGAGGGGGGCCGGCCGATCACGATCGAGGATCTGCGGCGGGTGTACGGCGACGAGGTTGGGTGGCGGCGCGAGTACGAGCTGGAATTTTCCGGCGACCTGGAGGCCCTGGTCAAGTGGGGCCAGCTCGTCGCCGCCGGCGAGTTGGGCGCCGGCCGGCCCTTCGACCTGCTGCGGATCGAGGCCGGGGCGGGCTGGCGGGCCGGGGCGGCCGCCGCCGGCCTGGCCGACGGCGGGCGGCCGGAGATGGGCTGGGACGTCGCCCGCCGGGGCCATCTGAGCGTCCTGTGGATCAACACCGCCGATCCGGCGGGCCTCAAGCGGCTCCGCCGGCTGGTGGTGATGCACGATACCGAGTTCGCGTTGCAGCGGACGATCATCGGCGAGGCCATGGACGCCCGCCGCGACGGCGTCGGCATGGGCGATTCGACCGGGTTGGGCATGGACTCCAACGAGACACTGGCGGCCCGCTATCCCGGCCGCTGGGAGGGGCTGGACTTTTCCGGCAAATCGAAACGCGAGCTCGGCTCGCTGCTGATGACGACCTACGACGACGCGGGCCAGGCCATCCCGCCGACGGGCGGGCCGGCGAAGTTCGTGGCCACGGACGTGTACGCCCTCCAGCGGGAGGGCGAGGGGGCGAACCTGAAGTTGGCCGAGACCGGTAACCCACTCGACGACCGCAGCCACTGCGACATCGCATGGGCCTGCGCCCTGGCCCTGCGGGCCGGGCAGATCCGGCCGGCCCAGCCGTATATCAGTGTTGCCTGATGCGAGAAGAAACCGCCCCGGCGATGAGGCCGGGGCGGCTAAAAAGATCTTTGACAAGTGTTGACGCCGATTTTCAGTACGGCTCAGTCGGTTCGGAACTCCGCCAGGCATCGGCCGCCGCGCGAATGGCGGCTAATCGCCGAGTGAGGTCCGCCGGCTCATCCTCGCGATCGTCGGCAGCGTCCTGGATTTCCTCCGTCAATTGCCGAACGGCCTCCTCGCGTGCGAGCTCCGTGCGGCGGTCGTAGGGGCAGCTCGTGCGGGCGTCGCCCGCTCCGCTCCCGTAGGTCCAGGCGGCGGGGTAATTCGTTTCGTTCAGCCGCGGATAAAACGATGTGCTCGCTCGCTGCTCGATGCAGCGGCGGCGGGTTGCTGCCCGCAACTGAGGCAACGTGCATCCGAGGACATCGAGTTCGGTGGTCTGGGTGGTCATCGTTTGCGTCTCCTGGATTTGTCGCGCCCGGCCATGGCCAGCAGCGCGAGCCTGATGGTGTCCGGCGAGCGGGGGGTACGCTCCCCCCGCTCCCACCGGGCGATGGTGTTTGCCGACACGCCCAGGGCGGCGGCGAGCCGCGCCTGGGTCCAGCCTGTGCGGCGGCGGAACCCGACGATCTCCGCCGCGAAAGTCGCGGCAGTCATAGCGCCGCGACCGCCCGGGCGATGCCGAAATCCGCGATGATGAGATCGCGACGCGGCTCGCCCTTATACCTCTGCGTCTCCGTCAAAAGGACGACGCGAGTGCCGTTCGGCATTTGGTGGTCCTCGCGGCACTTGATGGTTCGGCAGGCGGCCATAAAATCATCGACGGTCTCGTGCGTGACGGCGACTCCGCGCGGGGTGAATCCATAGCCGAGCTCCTCGTCGCACCAGTCTCGAAACTGCTGGATCTGCTCGTCGGTCAGCGACATTGCCGTCTCCTTTTGATTGCCAAGGTTTTTGCTTGTCGTTCTCATTCCGCCCCTATTATACCAGTGGTATAGTCGGCGTCAACCCGGAAAATGAAAAAATATTCATCCCCGCGGCGGGCCGGAAGGCCCGCCGCACAGGACAGTTATGGGTTTGTTCCGCACATTTCGAGAAATTTTCTCCCGGGCCCTTGACACGGCGGGGGCGGCGACGCCGCCCGGCCCCGATGCTATCGGGGCCCCCGGCGGAGCCGGGTCCGCCGAGTCAAGGGTCGAGGCGATGGCCACGGCCGCGATGGCCCTCAGTCCGGCGGCGAAGCTCACGCTCAGCCAGTACGCCCAGATGTTCATTCGCGGCGCCGACGTCTCCGGCGCCGGCGGGTCCGGCCTCGGCGGGCCTGACCGGCCGTATCAGCAGAGCCTGTGGTTCAATCGCTGCGTCTCCGTCAAGGCGGGCAATCTCGCCCGCGTGCCCCTGCGCGTGAGCGTCGCCGAGGCGGCCGCGACGAGGGCGCTGTGGGGCCTCAAGCACGTCCGGGCGGGCCGGATTAACGCCCGCTCGATCTGCCGCTACAAGGGGCTCGACGCGGCGCCGAAGGCCCGCGAGGGCGAGATCCTCGAATCCGGCGAACTCGTCGATTTCGTCGCCCGCCCCAACCCCGAGCAGCGGTGGAACGATTTTATTCGGGCCACCGCCATTAACCTCGACGTCCACGGCCGCGTCCACTGGCTGTTCGACGAGATGGCGGGCCGGCGGCCCATCACCATGTACGTCATCCCCGGCGCCAAAAGCTCGCCGATAGTCAGCAAGGCCGGCCGCGTCGAGCGGCTCGCCGGCTGGAAGTTCCGCGCCCCCCAGGGCGGCGAGTACCCCGTCGCCCTCGATGAGTGTATCACGTTCCAAATATACGACCCCTACGACCCCCACGGGGCGCTGTCGCCGCGGGTGCCGGGCAACCTGGCCATCATCTCGGACTACAACGCCTCGATGTACAACGCGGCGATGTTCGCCAACTCCTGCGAGCCCGGCACGGTCCTGTCCACGGACGTCCCCTACAATCCCGAACTCGACGCCCAGATGAAAACCACCTGGGCCCAGCGGCATCAGGGCCCGCTCAACGCCCGGCGGCTGGCCATACTCTGGGGCGGCCTCAAGCACGACAGTGTCGCCCAGACGCTCCAGGAGATGGTGTTCGCCGAGGGCAAGCAACTCTCGCGCGAGGAGATCTGCGCGATCTGCGACGTGCCGGCCTCCGTGGCCGGGTTCCTCGCCACGCCGGGGCGGAGTGAGGCGTTCGTCCAGGAGGAATTGAAACGGTTTTGGCAGGACACCATCGGCCCCATGCTGGACGGGTTCGCCGACGCGGTCGATAACGAGATCTGCCCGCGATTCGACATCCGCCTGGAGGCGTGGTTCGACCTGGAGTCGGTGCCGGTTTTCCAGGACCTGCGGCGGTCGCAGATATCGACTGTCAAGGATATGTGGGCCATGGGCGTCCCCCTGGCCGACCTGGACGATTGGTGCGATCTGGGGCTGCCGGAGCGGACCTGGCACCAGCGGGGCTTCCTGCCGATCTCGATCCAGACCGCCGAGGAGGCGGTCGAGGGGCAAGTTCTGCCGCCTCTCGCTGAAGGCGAGGAGGCGGCACACGCGCAGTTAACTGCGCGTGCCGGCACGCGCGATTCATCGCGCGTGAGCGGCGACCTTGACGAGTCCCTCGTCAAGGCCGCCGCGGAGCGAGTGTGGCGAGCCTGGGAGAAATCCTGGGCCCCGCTGGCCAAGCGCCAGGCGGCCATGTACGCGGCGCGGGGCGCGGCCCAGTGCCGGCTCGTCCGCAAGCTGCTTGCGGACGAGCCCCATGCGCACTTAAGTGCGCATGCCGGCACGCGCGATTCATCGCGCGTGGATGTCCGCGGGGCGAAGGCGCCCGCGGACATCGTCGCGAGGATCCTTGTCGAGGTATTCGACGACGCGAGCGAGCTCGGCAAATTCAGGGGCCGCCTGGAGAAATTCCAGGGCGAGGCCAGCAAGCTCGGCGTCGAGCAGACCATCCACGAGGCGGCGCTGCCGGCCGAGGCCGCCCAGACCGCCCGCGTAGTCATGCAGGCCGACCCGGCCATCGCGGCGGCCATACGATCGGACGCGCTGCGGTTCTCGACGGTGGTCGATGGCGCCACGCGGGGCCAGCTCCGCCGCACCCTCATCGAGGGCATGGACGCCGGCGAGACCGCCCGCGAATTGACCGACCGCGTCCAGGCCGTCTCCGGCCAGGCCCGGGGCCGGGCCCTGACCACCGCCCGCAACTCTGTGGGCCAGGCCATGAGCCGCGCCCGGCATCGGACCCGCCAGGCGGCGGGCGTGTTCACCCACGAGATCTGGATCCATTCCCGCGGGCCCGGCGAGCGCCGGCCCGCCCACGTGGCCGCCGAGGCCGAGTACGCCGCCCACCCCAAACCCCTGGGCCAGCGCTGGGTGATCAACGGCGCCGAACTCGATCACCCCCGCGACCCCGCCGGCCCGCCGGCCGAGATCGTGAACTGTCAGTGCCTGGCCGTCGGCCGCAGGATGCGGCCGGCGGCCCATGCGTCCCGAGACATCGGGACGCATGCCGGCACGCTCGATTCATCGAGCGTGGTCCTGGAGGACCTCCAGAACATCCTCGCTCGCGGCTTCGCGGCATACAGCCCAACCGCGGAGGGCGCGGAGAACGCAGAGAACAGAAATGGCCAAGAAACAGATTAAGCAGACGAAATTCATGTTCGCCCAGGTCAAGGGCTTCGAGGGCGACGAGCTGATCGCCGTGGCCTCGACCGGGGCCCTGGACCGCGACAACGAGATCATCGATCCCGGCGCGTGGGGCGAGAGCCTGGACGGCTACCGCGCCAACCCGGTGATACTGGCCACCCACCAGCACCGCCTGGCCAGCGGCAGCAGCCCCGTGATCGGCTCGGCGTCCACGATCGACGCCACCGAAAAGGGGCTGATCTTCAAGATGAAGTTCGCCGGCACGGCACTGGGCCGCGAGTACGAGCAGCTCTACCGCGAGGGCCACATGCGGGCGTTTTCCGTGGGCTTCATTCCCATCGACGGCAAGTGGGAGGACCTGAACCGCGGGGCCCTTGACACGGCGGCCGGCGGCAAAGCCGCCGAGGCCGCGAAGCGGCCACCCGCGGAGCGGGGATCGCCGAGTCAAGGGTTAAAGAGGGTCTGGCACATCACCAAGGCGGAACTCCTGGAGATCTCCGCCGTCCCCGTGCCCGCCAACCCCGAGGCCCTGGCCGCCATGCGGGCGGCGGGGGCGATGGGCGCGGCCGACGAGGGACTAGCCACCACCATCGCCGCCGAGATCATGCTGGCCATGGCCGAGTTCGACCTGGCGGGCAAGTTGGCCGATCGTTTAACCGCGACCGGCACGGGAGCGCTCAGTGATCGCCTGGAGCAAATCGAGAATCGACAAGCACTCATCCTCGACCGGCTCAGCGAGCTGGCCGAGGCGATCAGCCTGTCGTCAGACACGCTCGGAGCTTTTGCCAGCCCGCCGCTACGTGCCCCGGCCGGCGGAGACGGCGGCTCCAAGCACGGCGACAGTGAGGGGCAGGACGCGATAAAGCGAGCGGCCGCGAAACTCAAGGCCGCCACGAAAACATGACAACGGCCACAGAGACACAGAGGACACAGAGGCTTCTTTTTTGAAAAGACAAAGCCGTTCTCTGTGAACTCTGAGCCTCTGTGGCGGTCCTGGAAGGAATGAACATGACACCGATAGAGGCATTGAAAGCAAACGCCGCGGAGCTCGCCGACGAGTTCGGCAAGGGCGAGGCCCGCGACGACGGCAAGGTCGCGGTGCTGCTGGAAAAGCAGGCCAGGCTCCTGGCCGATCCCGCCGCCGCCGGCTACGGGGCGACGGACGAACTCAAGACCCAGATCACACAGCTCCGCGCCGACCTGGACGCCGAGGTCAAGGCGCGGCGGCAGTTCGAGAAGCTGGGCCTGGGCCTGGCCAAGGCCGGCGGCGTGATCGTCCCCGGCCGGTCGGCCCGGCGCGAGATGCTGGCCGACGGGAGGGCCTTCTACGACGACGACATGGCAGCCGAGTTCGGGGCCCTCATGGCCGTCCACCTGGCCGGCTGCAAGGGCGCCCCGCTCACGCCCGACCAGCTGCCCCGCTACACGAAGGACCTGGCCAAGACCGCCCAGCAAAAGGCGACGCCGGACATCGAGGCCGCCACCGGCATCGGCGCCGAACTCGTGGCCAATCTGTACCTTCGCGAGCTGATCCGCAACGTCGAGACCTACGGCACCGTTTTCCCGGAATGCCGCCGCGTGGCGCTGGCGACGATGGGGACGGTGACGGTCCCCAAACGCACCGCGGGCATGAACGCCTACTGGACGGCGGCCGGGGCGACCATCAACCAGTCCGGCATCGCCTTCGACACGGTGACCCTCCACGCCGAGAAGCTCGCCGCGCTGACGGCCGTGACGCGTGAGATGTTCCTGGACCCGGCCCTGCTGGCGGACCTCGGGCAGCTCATCGGCCTGGAGATCGCCCTGGCGATCGCCTACGCGCTGGACAATGCCGTCGTCAACGGCGACGGGACGGCCACCTACGGCGGCATCACCGGACTGCTCAAGTCAGCGACGCTCGGCTCGGCGGCCGCCGCCACGGGCCACACCACCATCGCCCTCATGGACGCCGGCGACGTGAGCAGCTTCAGCCGCAGCCTGACCATCGGCATGTTTTACAATCAGGCGAAATGGTACGGACATCTCAGTGTCCGCGAGGCGTTCCTGGACCTGCGGACCACCACCGGCGGCTGGGTCTTCCGGGACCGCGCCGACGACGCCGGCCGGCGGATCCTCAAGGGCTACCCCTGGGTTGTGGGCCAGCTCTTCCCGCCCGAGTCGGCCGTGGCGACGGGCGACAAGTTCGCCTGCTTCGGAGATCTCCGCAGCGCCTACCTTTTCGGCTCCATCCGCGGCGTGGAGATCGCATCGAGCGAGCACGTGTGGTTCGACCAGGGCCTCGTGGCCGTCCGCGGCATCATCCACGCCGACGCGGCCGAGGCGGACGCCAACGCCATCAACACACTGGCGGCGGCATAGGCCCGCCCCCGGCGGGCGAGAGTACGTGAGAACGAAAATGCGAAAACGGCCACAGAGGCACAGAGGACACAGAGGTTTCTTTTTGAAAAAGACGAGGCTGTTCTCTGTGAACTCTGTGTCTCTGTGGCGAATTTGAAGGAGCGCACACATGAAGCGACTGACATTGATTTTGATTGCGGCCGCCATCCTCGCGGCCGCCTGGACGCCCGGTTTGGCGAAATCGCCCAACGCAAAGGCCGCCTCCGCCGTCACCACGGGCCGATTCGTGTACCTGACGGCCGCCGGCACGATCGCCCACGCCACGGCGGCGACCAATCCGGTGGTCGGCGTCTGCGCCATGACGCAGGCGACGACAAACGCCCAGACCTACTATCACGCCGCCGGCGAGGTCTGCACGGTGACATCCGGCGAGCTCATCGCCGTGGGCAATCTGCTGACCGGCGGGACGCTGGGCAAGGCGTTCGTTTTGGACGCGGATGATGCGTCCACCCAGTACTGGGGCGGGATTGCGCTGACCGCCGCCAGCGGCGCCGACGAGGACCACCGCCGGCGTCATCCAGGCCAACGGGGCGATCAGCTCCGACGGAGCGGTGACCGGCGGCAGTCTGACCGACGGGACGGCGACGATCTCCTCCGGCGTGGCCGATACGCTGACGGTCGATGGCGACGACAACACCGTCCAGGACCTCGGCGTCACGGTCCCCAAGGCCGTGACGGCCAACGCCGCGATCCCGTTCCTGGTTATCTTCGAGCCCGCGGCGGCCGGCACGACCAGCTACACCGTACCGGTGGGCAAGAAGCTTCGCGTCCTGGACGCCTGGGCGTTCAAGCGGGAAGCCGCCGGCGCCCACGCCGACGACGACTGGAACCTCCAGAACAACGACGGCACGGCGGCGAACATCTTCGATACCGAGGAGCTGAACACCATCGCCGACAAGGCGAGGATCCTGTTCGACAATCTCGACGATACCGAACAGGACGTCGCCGCCGGCGACACGCTCGACCTGGTCGCCAACGAGGACGCCGCCGGCGGCTGCGACGGCGCGATCTACGTCCTGTGCGTATGGGTGACGCCGTAACAACTGCCACAGAGGCACAGAGGTCACAGAGAAAGGCGTTTGATGTTTAACCGCGACCCGACTAGCCGATCCGAAATCGAAGGCCCAGGCCGTGGCCAAGGGCAATGTCGCCAACGCCGACGGCCTGGTCATAGCGACGGTCAAGCAGGCCGTCAGTTTCGGCGGCGTGCGGATCGCCCCCACGGAGACCCACGCCCGCCGGCCGCAGAAAGTCGCGCCGGTGCGGGCGGTGATCCCGCTGGCGATCTGCGATCGCCACCCGGACAGCCGAGTCGAGTACGTTGGCCCGGCGCCCGACGGGGCGCGGGTCGGCGTGATTAAATAGCGTTTAACCGCGACCCGCAGGGGAGCGCGCTTCCCTCTGGGGCGCGGCTAAACCCGGAAATCGCGTACGGATCGCGATGGGAGACATCATGGACATCGACGCAGTGAAGCGAGCCGCGGGCAGCGAAGCCGACGCCGACGGCATGGTGAAGGTGGTCGCCGTGCTCGACGGCGTAAAAGACAACGGCAAAACCTACGCGAAGCTGGCCCGGTTCCGAATGCACCGGGACCTGGTCCCGGCGCACGTCATGGCGGGACAGGTCGGCATCGACGGCGATGCCGCTCTGCCCAAGGCCAAACAACAGCCGACGCCCCGCGACAAGCAGCAGCGCGGCGGCGCTGACAAATAGTGTTTAACCGCGATGCCGCAGGCGAGCGCGTTGGGATTCGCGTGGGCCATCCGCGCTCCCCGATGGGTCGCGGCTAAACGCTATTCGACGCTGGGTCGCGGCTAAACGCTATTCGACGCTGGGTCGCGGCTAAACGTGGAAAACAAACATGCTATGCACGTTGGCCAACCTGAAAGCCCACCTGGGCATCGCGAGCGCCGACACCGAATACGACACGGTGCTCAACGCCATCATCGCCGGCGTCTCGGACTCCCTGGCCCGGATCGCCGGGCGGGTGGCCGGGGCCGAGCCCTGCCTGGAGATGATCGAGGACCTGGTCGTCACGCTCAACGTGCCGCCAGTGCGGACCTACGTCCTGTGGCTGCCGGCCTATCCGGTGATCGAGATCACCGAGGTCAAGGAGGCCCTGTACGGCGACTTCGCGGCGGCGACGGCCCTGACGGCCAATACCGATTACCAGCTCGATGCGGGGGTCGGCGGCCTGTACCGGATCGGCTGGTGGCTGCCCGGCGTGCAGACCGTCCGGGTGACCGCCACCGGCGGCTATACCCCGGCCGAGGCCTGGGTCAGCGCCGACACCTACGTCATCGGCGACCGGGTGATCTACGGCGGCATCGTGTACAAGTCCAAGACGGGTCACACCGGCGTCGCCACCCTGCCCTCGGCCGACGCGACCAACTGGGAGGCCACCGACGAGATCGTCCTGCCGGCGGATATCCGCCAGTGGGCGGTGATGCAGTGTGCCCACGAGTTTTTCCGGCGCACCACGCCGGGGGCCTCGGGCCAGTCCGCCCAGGGCGCGAACGTCTCCTGGATCGGCGCGGTGGATCTGCTGCCGATCGTGCGGCGGGGAATGATCGACGGATACGGACGGAGAGTCGGATGACGACAGCCACAGAGACGCAGATACCGGCGGTCGAAAAGCCGGAAGGCAGGAAAAACATGAACGATGGGCTGAGAGGCACAATCGACAGGCTGGGCGAGGTCCGCGAGCGGATCGCGGAGTTGGCGGCGACGGAGAAAAAGCTGGCCGGCGTGGTCCGCAAGGCGCTCAGCGGCCGCAAGGACCCGGTCGAGCGCGGCGACCACTACATCGCCCAGCTCCTGACCGTCGAGTCGATCCGCATCACCAGCCTGGCGGCGTTGAAGCGCGCGGCGGGCAAACAGTTCCTCGAGGTCGTCCGCGCCGACGTCGCGGCCGCCCGGAAGGTCCTGGGCGACGAGGCCGTCGCGGCCCTCGGCAAGCCGACGCGCAGCCGGCGGCTGACGGTGACGCGACTCAAAGACACGCGCGATTAATCGCGCGTGCCGGCATGCGCAGTTAACTGCGCATGTTCCTGGAAATGGGAATGATCGTAAGCCTGGAAATTCCGGCCTCGACCCGGCGGCAGATCGCACGCGACCAGCGCGCCGCCGCGCGGGCGTCCGAGGTGTTCGGCCAGGCCCTGCTGGCCGGGGCGGTGGTCGGCGCCGAGCGGATCCGCGAGCAGCTCGTCATGGGCGAGCTGGGACTGACGATGCGGCATCCGGCCTCCGGCCTGGCGGCGTCGCTGATGGGCTGGATGGTGGATGCCCAAAAACCCGAGGCCGCCATCGGCGTGCCGGCGAACAGCCCGGCGGCCAAATACGCCGGCATCCTCGAGCGTGGCGGGACGATCGTTCCGAAAAACGCCCGGGCACTGGCGATCCCCGTCAGCGAGGAGGCCAAGCAGTACAGCAGCCCCCGCGACATGCCGGACCTGACATTGATACCACGCAAGGGCAAGCCGCCCCTGCTGGTCCGCGAGCTGATGAGGCGCGGCGACGTGCGGGGCTTCGAGCTGCACTGGGTCCTGGTGTCGAGTGTGACCATCGAGTCCCGCCACTGGCTGACCAAAGGCGCCGAGGCGGCGACGCCGGATATCGCCGACGCCGCGGGTGACGTGATACATGAATGGATCGGCGAATGGTGAGAAGAGGGCCACAGAGACACAGAGGACACAGAGAACGGCTTCTGCTTTTTGAAAACAAACCTCTGTGAGTTCTGTGCCTCTGTGGCGGCATTGAGAAATGGCCAACAGCATAGACACCGCGTTGGACGCACTGGCCGGGGCGAGCTACCTGGGCGCCCTGGTCACGTCGAGCGTCCTGAAAAAGGTCGAGCGGCGAATAATCAATCCGCTCACCGAGCCGAGCGTCCCGGTGTTGGGCATCGTGCCCGCCGACGCCGTCCGCCAGATCGTCACCACCGGCGGGACGGAGTATTGGCACGTGGGGCTGCTGCTGATGCTGTGCACCCGGGCGAAGGGCGTGAAGTCCGACGAGTCGATCACGGAACTCGTCGGCGAGGTGATGGGCAAGCTCAACGCATTCAACGCCGCCGGCGCCTCCGGCGGGATCGCCGTGGGGCCCAGGATCGACTTCTGGTATCAGTTCCAGGTCTCGAACAATCCCGTCGGGGCCTGGATGACCGCGACATTGAAACTCGAAGGGCCGTTGAAGACACCGTAACACGCGCACTTAAGTGCGCGTGCCGGCACGCGCGCTTAACCGCGCGTGAACAACAGTGCGTTTAACCGCGACCCAGAGGGGAGCGCTTCCCTCCGGGGCGCGGCTAAACGGACAGGAGCCACAACATGGCAGCCGGAGACACCATTTACGCCGCTCGATACGTCAAGCATCCGACAGTCGCCATCGCCGGCGCGGTCGCCGTCGATCTGACCCCCGGCGCCGTCTCGGGGGTCAACCAGGGGGCAGCCGGGGCGACGGGCCGGGCGGAGTCCCTGGTGACGTACCGCACGCTCGACGCGCTGGTCCGCTGCATCGACACGGCGTATTGCCTGCGCACCGTCGATCACGGCGGCGCGCTCGCCGGCTGCGTCCACGCCCGGATCATTCCGGGCACGCGGTTCAGCGTCAATCAGGGCCCCGCCGGGGCCCTGGGCCCGGCCGAGGCGTTGGTGACCTACTACGAGCTGGCGGTCGAGCTATACGGCATCCAGTACGCCGAACTCCTGGCCCTGATCGGGACGGCCAAGGGCACGTTGACACTGGGCGTGGAGGGCGCCGCCGGGGCCGACGTGACCATCGCGCTGACGAACGTCTATTTCACCGAGCCGATCCCCCCGATCAGCGTGCCGGCGGTGGAGGGCGGCGGGCCGCTGGCGGTCAGCGGAGTCCGCGGGTACGTGCAGTTCGGGGCGGCCGAGGTTTTCGCCGACGTGATCACCGCCGCCGGCCAGGCCGACTGGCTGGCCGCCCTGGCCAAGATCGGCGCGGCGGCGGCGAACCTGGTGATCGGCACCGAGGGGGCGGCGGGGACGAACGAAAAGCTCACGTTGAAGAACTGTATTTTCGTGGAGCCCCCGGCCCCGCTGGAGATCCCCGCGGTGGAGGCCGGCGGCCCGTTGCGGCCGTTCGCCATCCGCGGGATCTGCGAGTGGGGCGCCGCGGACACGTTCGCGACGATGATCGCGCCGGCCGCGGATATGTGACGAGTTGCGTTTAACCGCGACCCGTAGGGGAGCTCGCTTCCCGTCGGGTCGCGGCAAAACGAGACGAGACGGAAAATGCCGGACGACGAACTGAAAATCCGAGTCACCGGCCCCGGCGCGAGGCGCACGGAGGGCGATCTGCGCAAGGTCGCCGAGGGCGAGAAGGCCGTCGGCCGCGCCGGCAAGCAGGCCGGCAAGGACGTCAAGGACGGCGCGGACAAGGGCAAGGAGGGCCTAGAGGACCTCGGCTCGGCGGCCGGGGTCAACGTCCGCGCCTTTATGAACTGGAAGATCGGCGCCGGCCTGGCCATCGCCGCGGTGATCGGGATGATCAAGCGGGCCGAGGAGCGGCTACGTGAGTTTTCCGAGCGCATGGCCCAGACGTACCGGCAGTACGTGGACCTCACCCGCCAAGCCCAGACGGTCAACCTGGCCGGGATCCGCGGAGAGACGCCCACGGCGACCGTCGCTTGGATGCGGCGGAAGGCGGCCCAGTACGGCATCGCCCCCGAGGCCGCCCGCGGCGCGGCCTTTGAGATTGAAAGCGCCTTACCGAAGGCCCTGTGGCAGCCCACGGAGGAGGCGGGCTTCCAGGCTATGGCTGTCAAGGGCGCGACCGGGGCGACGATGGCCGGTCTGGCCATCGCCGGCTACGGGGCCGGGGTGGCGCGGACGCCGCAGGCGATGCGGGCGTTCTTCGCCCGCGCCAGTCAGGCGGCCGACACCAGCCGGGTCAGCATCGAGCAGCTCGGTCAGCTCGCCAGCCGCTACCTGCCGGCGGCCGTCAAGGCCGGCATCGACCCGGATTACTTTCTCGCCCAGGTCGGGGCCATGAGCATGCGCGAGCCCCGCCCGGACAGGCTCGGCACGGCCATCGAGCAGATGATCCGCGCCGCTGGCCAGACCAGCCCGCCGCTGGAGGCATTTGCCGCCGAGAGCGGCCGGACCGCGGCGCAGCTTTCGGCGGCCGAGACCATGGAGTTTCAGGGCCGCTACCTGGCCGGGGCGATGAAGGGCGGCGGGCCTCAGGCCGCCGCCGCCGCCGCCGAGGCGCTCGGCATAGCCCCCGAGATTGGCAGCGTGTACGCCCGCCTGTTCGGGCCCGGCGAGCAGGAACGGATGCGGGCCACGATGCCCGCCATCGGCGCCGCCACCTGGGCCGGTGGGATTGACAAGGCGTTCCGCGGCCTGGCGACCACGCCGGAGTTCGGCGAGTTCACCGCCCGCACCGCCGCCGAAACGGCCGGCTTCGAGGCGGCCCGCACTCAGTCTGGCTTGGCGATCGCCTACCAGGTCGCCGCCGCCAGGTACCAGCGGCGCTACCGCGGCGGCCTGGACCTGCCGGTAGGCATAAGCCCGAAGCAGATGACTGAGAGATTGACGACCGTGGTGATCGCCGAAGCCCTTGACGCGATGATTGCGGCGGGCGGCATGCCCGAGGACGTAGCCCGCCAAGCCGAATTAATCGAATTCCGGCTCGGCGATCGCGGAGGAGAATTGATCGCTCCGACCCGCCGGAGGTACACGGCGGCGGCCCAGTTCATCATCAACCACGGCGGAACGCAGTACATCACCGCCGACAAGCGCGACCCGGCGGGCAAGCCGCGAACGCCCGCGGGGAGGCACTAAAGATGCCACAGAGACACAGAGTTCACAGAGAACGGCTTCCTCTTTTTGCGGGCGGATCGCCGGGGCCGCCCAGTCCCGCGGGCCCGCACTGCTGTGCGCGACGGGTGCCACCCGGGCACTGGCCGACGCGGCACTGTCGGTGCTGGAGGCCCCCATCGAGGCGCTGGTCGAATCCGGCCAGGCGGTCGCCTGGGAAGACGACGCCGGCCGCAGCGGGTCGCGGCTGGTCCTGACGGCCTACCGGCCCGTCGGGCCGCGGACGTATGGGATGCAGGGAGCGACGCACCATGTATGGCAGCGGTACGTGATCGAGTTCACGGAATTGGACGGTGGATGGTGACTCTGTTTAACCGCGACCCATAGGGGAGCGCTTCCCGATGGGGCGCGGCTAAACGTGGACAAATGACTGACCTGATACGACATCGCGTCCTGCACGCCCGCCGGCGGGCACAAGGCGCCGGCGGCTGGGGCTGGGACGATTGGATCGACTCCGACGTCCTGCTGCCGGTGGAGGTCCGCGACTGGGTCGCGCCCGGCCACGCCGAGGCGAAATTCCGGTTCAACTGCGGCGCCGACAGCATCCAGCTCGCCACCGGACAGACCGGCGACCACGTGTGGAACTGGCGGCGGTGGGCGGGGACGGACGATCTCGTCGCCGTCGTCACAGACCATCCCGAGCCGGCCGACCGGCAGGTCCTGTTCGCGGGATTCCTGGCCGACGCCGACTGGCAGTTCGACCGCGACGAGGACCTGACGCTGACGGCCGCGGGGATGACGTTCCGCCTCCGCGACCAGTTCTACCTGGTGTACGGCCGCTACATGGTTTCGACCGGCGGCGCGGTCGGGCTGTACTCGGGCCTGCCGTGCTCGTTTAACGCCGGCGGGCGGCCCAACCGCCACGCAACCCGCTACGCGGTCGCCGGCGGCCCGGCCCGCGGCATGGCCATCTTCACCGACGATGACGCGCCCGGCGCCGAGTGGTGGACGGTCACCGACGCGCTCGAGTACCTGATGTGGGGCCTCAATGCCGGCCAGGCATGGCTGGCCAACCACGCCTTCAATCCCGGCATCCCGGCGCTGAAGGACGATTACGGCGATTATGACGCCAGCATCGACCCGGTGGTCCAGCTCGACATCGAGGGCCTGGACCTGTGGACGGCCCTTTCCGCCGTCGCCGACCACGGCCGCTACGACGTCTGCTGCCGCCACACCAGCCTGGCCGACGAGGCGATCTCCTCGCGGATAGTCTGTCAGCGCCGGGGCACGGGCACCGTGCGCATCGTCGATCACCAGCCCCCCGCCATCGGCGGCGGCCACGCTGTCATCGATGCCGATCAAACCAACCTGTTCGCCGCCCGCATCGCCGAGGCGACGGCGTCCTGCGTGACCGCCCCCGTCGTCGCCGGCGGCCGCTACCTGTTCGAGATCGGAATCGAACTCGGCAAGGCATGGAACGCCGCCGACCTGGCACTGCCGTCCGGGCCGATCGTTATACCCGGCCTGGAGAACCGCAACGCCACCGCCCCCTACGTTCAGCGGTATGTCGTGGGCGGATCGAGCTTCGCGTCCTACGCCATGGTCGGACGCCTCTGGGACGCCAACACGGACGGCCTTTTCTCAGGCGCCCCTTACGGATTGTCCATACCGGACGTCGCGGCATTGGCCGATCAGACGGCCGGGTCCTGGCCGGCCATGACGTACACGCCCCGCCGCTGCCTGACCCAGATCACCGTCGGCTCGCGATCGGCGGGGATCGAGAGCCTGCTGGAGTTCACGATCGACAACGGCGCGAACTGGTATCCGCTGAAAGGCTACAAAATCCTGCCCGGCCGGCTGGGCGTGTACCTCACCGTGGCCAACCTGGCGGGGATCGTCCCCGACGGCGGCGACGAGATCGCCAGCAATCTGTTCCGGCGTCTATTGGATGCGCCCGCGAGCGTCCGGATGCGGCTGACGTGCAGCATCGAGGCGCCCGATCGCGTCGTCAGCGCCCCCGGCCGGCGGGGCACGGCGGGGACGTGCTTCGCGCAGTCCGCCTGGATAGATCGCGGCGCCGCCCGGCCCACGCGAGTGCGGGCGGCGTCCAGCAGCTACGCCAGCAGCGGCCTTTCCGCCGACACCGCCGACGGGTCGGCCGACCTGGAAACCGTCGCGGCGGCCATACAGGACCTCAACGAGGACAGATTCATCGAGGCCTCGCTGCCGATCGAGTGGGTCGATCCGGCCATCCAGATCGGCGATTTAATCGGCCGTATAGGGGGCATCGAAGTGGATTTGAAAAGCAATTGCGGGCCCGCGGACAGATACCCCCGGGTGATCGGCAGGGCGTTCCTGCTGACGGCCAACACGTATCAGACGGTGCTGACGTTGGACACAGAACGCCAGGCGGGCGCCCTGTGAAGATTACACAGAGATCACAAAGAGCGCAGAGACCGCAGAGGAGAGAACCATGAAAGTGCAAATCATAGTGGATATTGAGAAGATGCCGGAGAATGACAGCGGTTACTCCATCGTTGGCCCGCTGCTTCGACTGAAGGTTCCAGGGGTCAGTGCGGTTTTTGAGTTGCGCCGGCCTGGTGGTTACCCCGGGTACGACATGGCTCCGGCCTTGCGAGACGGCAAGGCCATAGCCCAATCGATCGCCCGCGAATTGCTGGCCATTGGCGTGCGAGCGGAGATCCGCTTCAAGCATATCGCCGATCTTGAGGCCAAGCGCGAGGAGCTGAAGCGCGAACTAGCAGACCTGGAGGCGCAAATCAACTGTACATCTTCTCTGTGATCTCTGCGTCCTCCGCGATCTCTGCGGTGAATGATCGGAAATCGTAAATGGGCATCATCGCACAGGCACAAGCCGAGCTGACCTGGATGCAGGCCCAGTCCGTGGGCGTCCGCGGGCACTACGACGTGTTCGTCAACGACGGCGCCGGCGGGGCGGTGAATTACTCCGCCGCGATCAACCCCGCCCCCATCGCCGCCTGGCCGGACGGCGAGGGTAAGCAGGGGTTCGGGCGCGGGACATTCGGCGGCGGGCGATTCGGCCACGGCGACGTCGGCCTGGGGTTCGGGCGGGGCTGTTTCGGCCTGGGCCGCTTCGGCTTCGGCGCCCGGCGGATCCATCACGTCACCCGGCCGCTGGCGGACGGGACCTGGGTATTCGCGGTGCTGGCATTCGACGCGGCGGGCAACCCCGCCGCGCCCGCCGCCGGCACGGAGGTGACGGTGGCGCTTGCCGGCGAGCCCGACCCGCCGGACGATCCGGCGGCCACCGGCTACGACGCCGGCACGGACACACTGACATTGGAATGGACGCTGAGTCCAGACGACGAGGGCTGACAGATGGCCGATACATTTCCCAGCGACGCGACGTTGGTGGCGATGCTGAACACGACCCGCTCGCCGGGGATTGTCATCCCCGACGACGATGACGACCCGCACACCGCGGACATCATCAAGATCTTCTGGCGGCTGGCCAAGGCCATCGAGCCCCTGTGCGGCTGTGAGATCTACGCCGATTCGACCGACGGGGCCTGCGAGTTCAGCGTCCGGGCCGGGGTGTACCTCGACGACGGCACGCCCACCGCCTACGCCGGCAGCGTCAACAACTCCCTGACCAACAACCAGACGAACTACATCTACCTGACGGCGGCGGGCGTGCTGACGGTCAATATCACCGGCTGGCCGACAACGCCCCACGTGCGGCTGGGGACGATCGTGACCGCCGCCGGGGTGTACGATTTCGACGACGTGGTCCAGCACCGCACCGTCCTGCCGCCGGCGGTGACCATGGCCCACCGGCCGGCCAAGTACGCCGTCGGGGCCGTCTATTTCTCCGGCCGGCCGGCCGACGACGAGCTGCTGACGATCGGCGGCCGCAAGTACGAAATGGACGATGACGGCGACTTCCCCGCGGCCGGCGGCGACGTGCAGTGCGACCTCCAGGGCAACGCCAACGTCGATGAGGACATCACCGACATCGCCGCCGCCATCAACGGCGACGGCTCGGCGACCGTCACCGCCGTGGCCGACACCGCCAACGACGTCCTGTGGATCTACGCCGCCACCGCCGGGGCGGCCGGAAACGCCATTACGCTGGTCGAGGCCCTGACCAACGCCACCGTCAGCGGGGCCACGCTGGCCGACGGGGCCGACGCGGCCCTGGCCCAGATCTACGACGTCGCCCACGTGATCTCGGCAGCCGAGGCGGCCGCGGGTTTTTTGAGATTCGACACCGGCCTCACCAGCATCCAGAGCTGCCAGGTGACGTTTTTGGACGCCGGCACGGAGGCCGCCAGCGGGGTGGACGTGACCATAACCGCCGGGGTGATAGAGATCGCCGAAAACGCCGTCGCCTGGGTGGCCGCCGACGAGCTGCACATTCTGGCGGTGGGAACATGACAACGGCCACAGAGACACAGAGATCACAGAGAAAGCAAATGCTGTTTCTTCTTAAAAACACGATGCCGTTCTCTGTGGACTCTGAGCCTCTGTGGCATCTGGAGAACTGACATGGTTGAGCCTGCGCACGACGAAAAAGGGACGTACACGTTCCCCGGCACCACCCGCCTGGCCGGGCCGCACAAGGTGCGGGGGTGTACTGGGCGGCCGGCAGCGCATCGGCCGCCAGCCCCTGGCTGCCCACCGGCGGCGTGGAGCTCCACGTGACCGCCGACGACGCCGCCGCACTCAAATTCTACAGCGCGACCAACATCGAGATGGTCGTGGTCCAGGAGGGCTGAGAGCCATGAGAGTATTCCAAGAGCATAACGTCGGCGCGGATCGGATCGCCCACGGGGCTATCGTTCCCCGACACATCGACCCTGATCTGCGAGACGCATTGATGGGCCTTCGCCCGCCAATTGTACCCCTGAGTCGAGGGCACTTCGACATCGAGCACGGCAACGGCGATTGGACGATATCGATAGAGGGCGGCAACAACCCGACCATCGCCAGGGACGGCACCCACGAGCACATCTCTAATCAGGCAGGACAAGTCCAGGGCGTCAAGCTCACCGCCGGCGGTGTCGCGGTTCCCGGCATCACGCGGTTCCGGTACGCGGGGCCGGACGGGCATGGCTTCGACCTGCGCGGACCGCTCGGACTCTACCTGCGTGTCGCCGCCGGCGCCGGGGGCGGTGACCTGGGCAACATGGACCGGTTGATGGTTCGCCTCTACAACGGCACGGACTACCACAGCGTCTATCTCATCCTTAACGGAGTCGCTTCGTATGACGCGAGGCTCGTTGCGGACACGATGCTCTACATCCCCCTGCCGCCAACGTGTTGGACGGCGACTGGCGACGAGTGGACCTATGGGACGCACATCCCATTCATCGAGTTTCACGTCACGCCGACGGCAAACCAGACCGCCGTATTTACGGTGGGCGGAATGACGATGGAGCATTTCAAGAAGGGACACATCGTTATCGGCAGCGACGGCGGGTACACGACCGCGATGGATTTCCTGGAGCCTATCTGCCTCGCGAACCAATTCCCCCTGACTGTTTTCTCCTGCACCGACAGTCAGGACGCCGGCGGTCGCAGGACCTTCGCCGAGATGCGGGCCTTCGGTGAGAAGTGTCCCATCGAAGTCATTTCGCATGGCCACTCGGGACAGCTGGACGGTGCGTCAACGTACGACCAGGCGGCGGGGACTGTCGGGTGGGCCCAGCAAAAGCTGGCCATTGAAGGGTTCGCACGCGGCGCGAACGTATTCTCACCACTCGGCCATGCGGGCGAGGTCACGGGGGGCGAGTTTGTGAATACCATACTTACCCCACTCGGGATTACTGCATCCCGACACCACAGCGAGGATGCTTCCAAGTACTTCGCGACTTACGGCCGGAATTACCCTCCGAAAATAACAAACGGCGTGCATTTGCTGCCGGACATCATGCAGTGTCCCAGCGGAGGCTGGAAGCAGCTCGCCGACGGCGGCACCTGGGCGCAAAAGCTGGCGGCCGAGCTACAGCGAGTCACCCGAATTGCCGAACACCGTGGCTGTCTCTGGACGTTTATGCACGCAGTTAAGCCCGAAGCCTCGATGTCTTCGCCCACTGATGACAACAATACGTCGCTGGAGATGATGACTGTCGTGATGGCGAAGGTGGTCCAACTTGTGGCCGAGGGCAAGCTCGGGGTGATCACTCCTACCGAGTTCGTCGCCATGACGACCGAAAGGCCGGGCCGGTGGCAGTGGGACGGACACGACGGATTCGCCCCGCACCTGCTGCGCCGCGACGCGACCGGAGCACTGACCCGCTGCTGGTAAAGAAAGATGCCACAGAGACACAGAGATCACCGGGCCGTTCCTTTTGAAAAAACAGAGCCGTTCTCTGTGAACTCTGTGCCTCTGTGGCTCTCTTGAGAGGAGACCGAGATGAGCTTCGCGTACACCTACGGCAAGACCAAGGTCAT